AATCTAGTATTACAGCTTTAGAAGCCACGGCTGTACCTACTGCTGTACTACCTATGTCAAGAGCATTAAGCTCTCCGACTACTGCGGTAATTCCATCTAAGGCATTAAGTTCTGCAGCAGTACTAGTAACTCCGTCTAAAATGTTTAACTCTGCTGCAGTGCTTGTGACACCATCTAGGATATTAAGTTCAGCAGCAGTTGAGGTAACTCCATCTAAGATATTTAATTCTGCTGCAGTACTACTAACTGCTGTACCATTTATAGATAAAGCATCTGTTTCTAGTGTACCGTCTATGTCGGCATCTCCACTAACATCTAAACTTCCTGTATCTAATTCACCTGACAATGTAAAGTTTCTAACACCTGTGTAGTCTTTATTAGAATCTAATATAACTGCTTTAGAAGCTACAGCAGTACCAACAGCAGTACTACCAATATCTAAAGCATTAAGCTCACCTACAACAGCAGTAATACCATCTAAGGCATTAAGCTCTGCAGGTGTAGAAGTAATTTGTGTATTACTTGCTGCAGCTAATACAGGAACTGTACCCGATACGTTAGGTAAAGTAATTGTTCTATCAGCCGTAGCATCTACAATAGTAAGTGTAGTCTCGTGTGCATCAGCAGTAGCACCTTCAAATATAACAGCGTTGTTAGCACTCATAGTAACTGAGTCTACAGTACTAAGTGTACCACTAACAGAAATATTAGTAGCAGAAAGAGTTCCTGTGCTTGGATTATATTTTAAATCACCATCTGATTCTAAACCTAAGTTACCACCATCTAAGTCTCCACCGGCTGTAAAAATAAGTGCGTTGTTTTCGTTTGTGTTTTCGTTGTCTGTAATTGTAACAGTTGTAGCTAGTGCTGCTGTGCCTGTTGTATCTTGGTTAAGTGTACCAACTGTGAAGTCTAAAGTATTATCTGCATCTTGATAAGCTACTGCAATTCCTGATTCAGTATTACTTGTAACCATAGCACCTACAGTATCAGAAATAGTTTCTGCTAAAGTAACTCCTGCTATTGTTATAGCATCAGCTTCTAATGTTCCGTCTATGTCTGCGTTACCTGAGATATCAAGTGTAGCTGCATCAAGTTCACCAGAGATTGTAATATTTCTACCACCTGTAATGTCTATGTTTGCATCAGCTATAAGAACTTTACTTGCAATGACTGTGCCATTTGTAATGCCATCTATAAGGTTAATATCTGCTGCACTTGCAGTAACTGCTGTACCATTTAAAGATAGTGCGTCTGTTTCAAGCGTACCATCTATGTCTACGTTTCCTGATATATCTAAACTAGCTGCTGTTATTTCACCACCAACTGTAAGAGTTGTAGCCATATCCACAGCACCATCAATGTCAACTATGTCTAAGTTTGAAGTACCATCTATGTCTATGTCACCACTAATATCTAAAGATGCTCCTGTTAAAACACCTGCAACTGCTAGTGTAGAAGCCATATCTACAGCTCCGTCTATGTCTACTACATCTAAGTTTGTAGTACCGTCTACATCTAGGTCACCATTGAAATCTACATTTCCTGCAACTGCAAGAGTTGTAGCCATATCAACTGCACCGTCTATATCAACAATGTCTAGGTTAGTTGTTCCATCTACATCAATGTCACCACTAATATCTAATGCTGTGCCTATTAAAGTCTGTGTAAGTGTAAGTTGTCCGTTAGATGCTATTGTTATTGCATCTACATCTGAAGCAGAGCCAATAGTTTTACCGTCACCAATAATTATATCATCAGTAAAAGTAGCTATACCTGTAACACCTAAAGTTCCTGCAACAGTAGCATTTACATCTACGTCTAGCGTATCAATGTGTGCAGTACCGTCTATATAAAGGTTTCTCCACTCTTGAGAAGCACTACCTAAATCGTATGTGCTATCATCATCAGGTATAATGTTTGAGTCTATGTCAGCACCAAATACTACGTTGTCTGTAGCAGCATCACCCATAGTAATTGTACCACCATTAAATGTAGTTGTACCTGTAACTGTTAAGTTACCACCAACGCCTAAGTTACCTGAAATATCTGCAGCACCGTTTATGTCTATTGTGGTAGCTGCTATTTGGATTTCGGTATCGGCTACTATATCGAGTTGTCCGTCAGCACTGGAATAAATGTATAAGCCAGTATCTCTAAATTGTACTTTTTCTGTTGAGTTTATAAGTATGTCGTCTGAGAATTTAAAGTAATCCTCATCTTCCATCCATGTTAAAACACCATCGTTTGTTGTGGCGTTAAATGTTATAGCAACATCTGTGTTGGCATTTGTACCAAATACTAAAGCGTTACTAAATAAATTAGAAATTGGTCCACCATCACCAGTTGTAGAACCGTCATGGGTATGTCCTGTGCTTACATTAAATGCGTTTACTAATTGGTTAAATTCGTTATTAAATAGTGCAGCAGTAATTGTATCTCCATCACTGAATGAACTTTGTCTTACATAAGTAGCCATTTATATATATCTCCTATTGTCTTCCTGATGGTCTATAATTTACGTATAGTCCGTTTATTGAATATGGTGCATTAGTATCATTACTAAATACTTTAAAAAAATTACTGTGTCCACTGCCTGTTAAATTTTGTTGTACTAAAGGTTGTTCTGTTGCACCAAACTTTTGACTTGCTAATACTGCTGTTCCAAAAATAGCAGGTTTTGGTATTGAACTTAAAACTATGTCAGCAGGTTGTGGACTGTCTAAACTGTCATAATCAAACCTAACTCTAAGTGATGGTTGACAGTCTCCTTCTGGAGTAAAAGCAAGTTTAACGTAGTCTAAAGTTTTTCTAGTTCCTAAGTCACCATAATCATAATCAGGCGATTGATATTCTGCTTCAATACTTGTACCGTTAAAACTATTACCTGTGTTATGATTGTATATCTTACCATCTTTATCACCGTGGTATGCTTTTTCTACTCCTGAACTAGTAAAGCCTGATGTAATAGCAGGTGCTGATATTCCTAATGTTTCTGACCATTCAAATCCGTTAGTTCTTAGTGTTCCTATAACACCTCTTGAAACAAACTGACTATCTGATACAGTACTATAAAACATTCTGTACTGTGATTTATTTCTTAGTACAACACTACTAAATTGAAAAGTATCCGCACCATTAGCAATAGTATTTATTATTGGCTGTATAGCCTGACTGATTGTGCCTAACTCAACGTCACCAATTCTAGCTGTACCGGCAACTGTTCTAAATCCATCGGGTGCTAAAAATATAAGGTCACCTGCAATTTCTTGAATTGTTTGACCGTCTAAGCAACCTACGTTTTTTGTAACTGGTACAACAGCAACAGTACTAGAGTTGTTTATGTTCTGTAGTTTAAATATTGAGTTTTGACAAAATATAAATAGTTCATTACGGAAACTTTTTAAGCCTACAACTTTATCTTCTAAAGTTACACTGCCTGAACCTGTACTACTAAAACTATCTATGTCATTAGTACCACTATAATAAATTGTGTTTGGTGTAGAAGGGTCTCCAGAGACTACTAAATGCTTATCGTGTATTGTACAAAACTTAGCTTTAGTAGAACCATCAATAGTTATTTGACTTACAAAAAAAGTTCTAGTAGTTACATCTGCATTTGTTCCAGTCATTTTAAATAAGAAAGGTAAGTTAGTACCACTCTTATCTGTTATAACTACTTCACCGTAATCAGACGCACCTTCAAAAACTGCAAACTCACACTGGTCTACGCTTGTTAAAGATAACTCGCTTCTACCTGTGAAGGCACTATAATTATCTCCTCCTCCTGCAACACTTGCTTTGTTTAATTGTAACCAAGTACTCTCTCCGTCTTGACTAAAAAATACATCGTTGCCTGCTACAGCTATTAAACCGTCTGCATAAACTAATAAACCTTCTATGTCCTCTGAAGAATTTGGTAACGTATCCCCAAATAAACTAAATCCATTTATTCGTCTGTAAGTACCCTCATCAGATACTTCAAAGTTTCTTAACTTAGTAGCAACTCCCGGTCTTTTTAATAACGCTGAAGAGTTAGTAGACTTAACAAGTCCACCAACTAAGTCTACTGAAAATGGTTGTCCTGCTGCCATTTAGAAATAAGTCCTGTCGTCTGACACATAGTTAGGAACAGGATTGATTAGATTAGATTTCATAGTCTTCATGTTCTTTTTATATTCATCTAAAGCAAAAGCTGCTTGTTGAATATTTTCTTTAAATTGATGCACATAATATCTTGTGCGTGCTGTTATTACATTGCTGTACTGTTCTGGCATAACAATAGTATCACCATGTGCTGATAAAGCTGTTGGTTTTGTAAATGCATAAAAGTGTACATTGTAAACTTTGTCTGGTATTGGACTTAATCCAAACTTTCTGTGGTCTGGGCTTTTAATAACATATATAGGTTCTGCATGTGAAGCATCTGAACCTTCTGCGTCATCAGAATTTTCACTATCTCTATAGTATCTTTTCCAATCTGTTAGTGTTAAAAATTTTAATCCAGTAGAAACAAAGGGAGTTGTTTCTCCACTTACATTTATTGTTGTTAAATAAAAATCATCCCAGTCTATTGATGAATAGTCTGTAGTAATACTAGAACTACCAGACTTTAATGTATACCATCTAGTTCCTGCTACTGAATCTACAGTTACATTTCCATAGAAAGGGTCTGTTCCTCCACTAACTCCTGCTGAGAAAAAAGGTAGTTGTGGTTCTTGATTAGCTATGTCAAATATAGATTTATTAATGGAATCTTTTATAAATGATTGTATACCTGTAGCAGTACTAAAAGTTACAGAAGTCAATACAACTTCGTTTAACTCTCTTAATACTTCATTTGTTAAACCTAAATATGTAGTAGCCATTTACTTTTCTTCTTTTTTAATTTCTTTTGTTTTTTTAGGTTCTTCTTTAAACCATTTTCCAACGATTCTTGTGTTGTAATGGTTAGTTATCCATTTATTATAATCCCACATATTTCCTTCCTATTAATAATTTTTTAAAAAATAGGAGAAGTCCAGAGACTCCTCTCTACTTTAGGGTAATCTTTATTAATTACCCTTGACACTTGACTACTTTAAGAATTAATCAGGTAATACATCTAAATGTAAAAACTCGACTAAATAAGTCACAGTTGTAGCTCCAGTTGCAAGGTCATTTGCTAAAGGTTTTAACCTTGCATGAAGTGTACGAGCTGCTGCACTATACAAAGTAGATGCAATAACGATTGCTTCTGAAGTAGCCGGTCCACCAACTACACCTGCAGTTACTCCAGTACCTACAAAGGCATTGGCTGCGTGACCATGTGAATTTTGAATAATATACAAAGGTGCATTAGCTGTCCACGTTACTGCTGCTCCACCATCATCTAAGATAGCTTTTTCATCAATAACCTGACCACCGCCTGCTGCAGTTCCTAAATCGAAATCAACATCATCGCCTGAAGCTCCTGCTGTAACAATGTTACCTGCGGGAATTGCGATAAGACTACGAATAATAGTATCTGCCGGTTGTGTAAATGAAACATCATAAGTTGCATCAGCAGTTACTGCAATAGTTCCTGTAGTAGCT